TATCTTCAGCTATCTCAGGTACTAACAACACTTACAATGGTGATTTCACTCATACGTTTGCTGTTGTTATGCACAATAGTGCTATCGGTACAATTAAGAGAAAAGATTTAGTTATGGAGTCAACTTATGATGCTCGTAGAATCGGGACATTGATGACCGCGAGAATGTTAATGGGAAGCAATATTCTGAGACCAGAATCTTGTGTTTCAATTAAGAAAGCATAATAACTAACCAATCATAGGCGGAGAGTTAACACAGACAATCTCCGCCTGTGTTTAAAATAATATGACAACACAAACAAGAACTTCAGAATTAGAAGCTGTTAATACAATTCTTTCTACAATTGGTGAAAGTCCATTGAACTCATTAAGTGGTTCTTTACCTGTAGATGGAACAATAGCTAAAAATGTTTTATCTGAAGTAAGTAGAGAAGTGCAATCACAAGGTTGGCATTTTAATACACATTATAAAGTGACTTTAAGTAGAGACACTAATAACAAAATTCCACTAGCAACTAATATTGTTAGAGTAGAAATAGACCCAAGAAAATATTCAAAAGTAAGTTATGATATTGTTCAAAGAAATAATGAACTTTATAATCTTGCTAAGAACGAAGAAACTTTTGATACAAATTTTACAGATGCAACTGTAGTATATTTATTACCTTTTGATGAAATACCAGAACAAGCTAAAAGATATATTACAATAAGAAGTGCTAGAATATTTCACGATAGAACTTTAGGTGCAAATACAATTCATAAATTTTCACAAGAAGACGAAGCAAAATCTTTAAGTATTTTAAAACAAGCTGAAAGTCATACTGGTGATTATTCTATATTTGATACACCAGAACAGGCTTATACAATTATAAGAGGTCATTAATGGCTTTAGTAAGTCGTACCATTCCTAATTTAGTACAAGGGGTTTCTCAACAACCAGAAGTATTAAGACTTAATTCACAAGCAGGTGAACAAATAAATGGTTTTTCTTCAGTCGTTGAGGGATTGAAAAAAAGACCACCAACTGAATATGTAGCAAAGCTATCAAGTAGTTCTTTAGGCAATGCTTTTATTCATACAATTAACAGGGATTTGAATGAACGATACATTGTGGTTGTTAGTAATGGCAGTATTGCTGTGTATGATATTAATGGAGTTTCTAAAACAGTTGTAAACCAAACTAACGCAACGAATTATTTAAACAGTAGCAATCCAAAGTCTGACTTTGTTTGTATGACTGTTGCCGATTTTACCTTTATAGTTAATAAAAATAAGACTACAGCAATGGGAAGTACAACTTCTTCTGCTAAAGTAGAACAAGCTGTTTACTCAGTATTACAGGGAGTAAATAGTACTAAATATTCAATAACAATTGATGGAACGACTTATTCATTTACTTCATCAGATACGAATAGTGAAAATATAAGAAATGGCCTGAAGTCAGCTATTGGCTCACCATCAGGTATTACAGTTTCAAATATTGGAAACTCTAGTTTTTCAGTAGTTAAATCTTCAGGAACATTAACAGTCACAGCTTCAGATGGTTATGGTAATGATGCTTCACAAGTAGTTAAAGATAAAGTTCAAAACTTTTCTGATTTACCTGTACCTGCAATTAATAATCAAGTTGTTCAGGTGACTGGTGATGCAGATAGTGGTTTCGATGATTATTATGTAAAATTTGTTGAAGCAGATAATTTATGGCAAGAAACAGTAGCACCTAATACAAAAACTACTTTAGACAATTCTACAATGCCACATATTTTAATTCGGACTGCTGATGGAAATTTTAGATTTACACAAGTAGATGGAAGTAGCTATACTATTTCTGGTACGTCTTACGATGTACCTGCATGGGGAACAAGAATTTGTGGAGATGAAGATAGTGTACCTGACCCAACTTTTATAGGAAGAAAACTAAATGATATTTTCTTTCATAGAAATAGATTAGGATTTTTAGCAGATGAAAATGTTATTATGTCTAGAAGTGGAGAGTTCTATGAGTTCTTTCCTGAAACTATTACACAAGTCCTTGATACATCTCCTATAGATGTTGCGAGTACACATACAAAAGTTTCAATACTTCGACACGCTATAAGTTTTGATGAAGAATTACTTTTGTTTTCAGACCAAACACAATTTGTATTAAGTGGTGGTGCAACATTAACTTCGGAGAATATATCAATCAATGTCACAACAGAATTTGAAACAGACAAAACTATTAAACCAGTTGGGGCAGGAAGTAATGTCTACTTCGGCTTCAATAAAGGAAATTTCACAGGCGTTAGGGAACTTTTCATTGCGTCTGACACAGATACAAAACAAGCTGATGATATTACAGCGAATGTGCCTAAGTATATTCCTGCTAATGTCTTTAAACTTGCTAGTGCTACTAATGAAAATATTATCGTAGCATTAAGTTCAGATGAAGATAATGCTCTTTATGTATATCAATACTATGTAAGTCAGAATAGAAGATTACAAAGTGCATGGAGTAAATATACTTTTGGAACAACTTCTACTGATAAAATATTAAATATAGATTTTATTGAGAATGAATTATTTGTAATTAATGAGAGAAGTGATGGTGTTTATTTAGAAAAAATAAATGTATCACCTGCATTAACTGATACTGGTGAAAGTTATCTTACTCATTTAGATAGAAAATTAGATAATACTCAAATTACTGAAAGTTTTAATTCAGGAACTAACCAGACTACAATAACACTTCCATACCAAATTAAGAATACAATGAAAGTTGTAGGTAGAAGTGGTGCTTCTAATAAAGCAGGACAAGAAATAGCAACTGTTTCTCAAACTGTAGGTGGAACTACTATTGTAGTTTCAGGTGATATTACTGCACAAAATTTCTTTATAGGTGAACAATATGAATTTTTATTTCAATTTTCACAGCAATTTATACAGGTAGCGGATACACAGGGTTCAAGAATTTCAGTAAAAGAGGGTAGATTACAGATTAGAAACTGGAGTGTTTCTTTTAATGATACTGGGTTTTTCACTACAGAAGTAAGTCCAGTAGGTAGAGATACATCTACAACAACATACACAGGAACAATCACAGGTACAGGATTATTAGGAACAGTAAACCTTGAAGATGGAGATTATAAATTTGCAGTTCAATCTGAAAATGACAAGCTAACAGTTAAAATAAAAAACAATAGTCATTTACCATCAAATTTTATCAACGCAAGTTGGCAAGGTTATTATGTCACCGCTTCATCAAGAGTTTAATGGTATTAGAAAAACTATATTTGAAGATATAGATTTTTTAGCACCAAGATTAAGATTTGAAGATAAAAGAGAAATTTTAGATAGTACTGGTCTTAATCCTTATCAAGCATTATTTGAATGTTTTAATTGTTCTGAAATATCATTAACCATTGTAGATACTAAAAATATTCCAGTAGGAATGTTTGGTGTTTCTGAAGATGGTGCTATCTGGTTATTAGCTACACCAGATATAAAACGAATACGCTTCTCTTTTTTAAGAGAGAGTAGAAAAGTAGTCAATCTTTTAAATCACAAATATAAAATACTTTGGAACTTCGTAGATTGTAGAAATGAATTACATTTACGTTGGTTGAAGTGGTGTGGTTTCAAATTTTTAAGAAAAATCAATTATGGAGTTAATCAAAAACCTTTTTATGAGTTTATAAAATTATGTGTGTACCACCACAAGTCGCACTCGTAGCTTTAAGTGCAGGGTCTTCCTACCTACAATTTCAACAACAGAAGAAAGCCCAGAAAGATGCACAGGCACAACAGATAAGACAAAATGAAATTGCAAAGAAAAATGCACTTCAAAGATATGCTTCAGAACAATTAAAGATTAGACAAGTTGCAAAGCAATCTTCTCAAAAAGGATTTGAAGCAACATTAAGAGCAAGAAAAGCTAGAGCAGAGTTTGTGACTACAGCAGGTAGTTCAGGTATTGCTCTTTCAGGTTCTACTAATGCTTTACTAGCAGACTTCTATAGAACAGAGGGAAACTACAAAGCATCGTTAGCTAGAAACTTAGATATTAATGTTTCACAGTTTGAAAGAAATTTAGAAGCTATTCAGTTTGGACAAGAAGCACAATCAACTTATGTTCAACCACCTAATCCTGCAATGTTATTTGCTTCAGCAGTAGGAAATGTAGCTAACACATATTATGGCATTGAAATGCAAAAACAAAATATGGGTTTGATGACTAACTACGACAAAAGACAAGCAAAGAAAAATAGTGGAACAACAACACCATACGTTGACGTATAATGGGTAGAAAAAGAACAGAATTAAATCTTCAGGCAGAATTACCTGAAGTAAGGTCTACAGATTTTAATTTATTTTATAAACCTGACATAGCACCAAGAGATAAATCAATAGACATCTTTACTAAGTCTATAGATAACTTTGTGAATAATGCAGGTACAGCAATGGTTCTTAATGCTGAAAAGAAAGAGAAAGAAGTAAATGAAGCTGAAGCATTAAAACAATTTAATGACAATAGAACAGGCTTTAATGATGCTGTTAAAAAAGGTGAAATACCAAAAGAAGCTAATCCATACTTCCAAGAGAAATATAAAGAATTAACATTAAATAAGAAAGCAAAGGAATTTCAGGCAGAAGTATACAGAAAGTATGCTGAAAAGAACGTACTGGATAACCCAGACCCCAATGCTTTTGATAAGTTTTATAATGATGAATTAAAGAACTTTCTTACAGAAAACAATCTAGGTGCTTTTGATGCACTACAATTAGAAAAAGGTTTTTTTAGTGAAACATCTAAAACAAGAAACTCTTTATTTAATACTCATGTTAACTCACAAATGTCAAAGATTGGTGAGGATTACAAAAATAATTTTAAAGAAAGTATTCAAGGTAAATTTGATAAAAATAGAAGTAATGAAGAAATAGGTGCTGACATATCAGCGTTTGTTCAAGATGCTACTAAAAATGGTTTATCTAATTCTACTGCACAAAAATATTTATTAGAAAGTTTAAGTGACTGGTCAAAAACTACAGGTGATTTAGAGTTTGCTGAAAGATTACTTAGAGATTTACCTAATCATTTAAAATTAGGAACAGGTAATCTATCAAGTGTAAAAGGTTTACAAAATGATTTAGATGCACTTAAAGAAAATATTGATACTAGAATTTTACAAAAAGAAAAAGACGAACTAACTAAATTAAATAATCAAACTACAAGAGATACATTAGAAGCAAGTGAATTTGCTAATAAATATGAAACTTTTTCTGATGCAATTAAAGACCCTGCATACAATGGTTTTTCTAATAATAAACAATCTGAAATATTTAAAGAGTTTGAAAGTAGAGAACAAGGTTTTGATAGTCAAACAGACCCAAGAGTAGAAGAAGATTTTTATAAACTATTAGAAGAAAACAAACTTAAAGAAGCAAAAGAATTTTTAAGAAGAAATATTCCTAATATGACTTCTAATGATTATTCAGAGTTTGATACAGAATTAAAAGCATTTCAATTTACAGAGAAAGATGGATTGTTAGCTTCTGGTTATTACAAACATTGGAAAAATGAAATTGAAACAATTACAAAATCTACAAATAAAACTAAATACGCTTTATCTAAAATAAGTCCATTAGAACATAAAAAGTTTGAAGCTAATATGAAAGTATGGCTTAAAGATAATCCTATAGAAAATTATGAAAAACCTAGTGACAGAAAAGAAGCATTTGAAAAATATGTTAAAACTGAATACGACAAGGTTTTAGAAATTGCTATTAGCGATGAAGTTAATTTGAATGATGGTGATGTGACTACTTCAGGTGACGATGGTACACCTATTATAGAAGATGGTAAGCAAAAGAAAGTTAAAGCTAATAAAGAGGATTTAACAGGTAAAAAAGAAGAAC